TAATAAAATTATATAAAATTAACTGTCATTTTTTTTTTGATAGTGAGTAAATTAAATAATATATAAATATATTTATATATTATTTATATAATGGAAAATATAAAAAAAAAATTTCAAATGGTAATTGCACGATATAATGAAGATATTGCATGGTTATTGCCTTTTAAAGATATTGTAATTATATATAATAAAGGTAATTATATAGAATTACTTAATAATTTTCATACTATAAATTTAAAAAATTACGGTAGAGAAAGTCATACCTATTTATATCATATTATAACGAATTATGATAATCTTAGTGATAAAATCATTTTTTTTCAAGGAAAAATACATGATCATCATATATTAGATATTGAAGATTATTTTAAAAAAAATGATTTTATTGCAAAATTAAATAATATAAATATAGATTTTTTAAAAACTAAAATTAAACATACAGGTAAATGGAAAAAAGAAATAAATTCTGGTAATATGAAATTATCATTATTTACTCCTTATGATTGGATAACAAAAATAATAGGTATAGACGTGAACATAGAAATAAGTAAAATAGTATGGGGAGCTAATTTTTCAATATCAAAAGAGATGATATTATCAAAACCTAAAATTTTTTATGAAAATATATTACGATATATAGATTATCATATGAATCCAGAAGAAGGACATTTTTTAGAAAGATCATGGTATATCATTTTTCATAGTAATATTATATTAAAAAAAAAGATAGGATATATAAATATTGAATATAATAAAATCAAAAATATATTAGATAATATAATACATAATTATGAAGAGATACATATATGGAATTTTAGGATGTCAAAGGAAAAAATTAATTATACACCTCCTAATAATCAATATTTAACCATTTATCCAAAAATAATAGATAATAGTTTTGATATTCGTATTAAATGTAATAATGATGCAAATATATATATTCAATTAAATGAAAATAATATTTATGAAATTGTTCTAGGAGGATGGAATAATACTCGTTCTATTGTTAGAGATTATATAAATAATAAAATTATTTATGTTTATGAAAAACCAATATTAAATAGGCACGAATTTATTAATATTAAATTTATCATATCTGAAAAAATAATAATATATAACAATGAAAATATAATTTTTGATTTTAATAATATTTTTAGTAATGATTTTAAAAACTTAATTATTAAAATAAAAAGTAATTTTAACAGTGATGCATTTTGGGATTATAATAGTGATTATGATTATAATAAAATAAAATTTTTTATATATAATAGTAAATATGATAATATGAATATTTTTTATCAATATAATTATTATGATTATTATATTGAAAAGATAGATGTTTTATAAGTATTGATATTAAAAAAAATTGATTGTTTTAATTAATTAAAAAATAGATTGTCTTAATTAACTTCATTCGTTTCATTATGAATAATATACCTAAAGCAGATTATGAACAATTAAAAATAGTACTTAAAGCTGTTCCGGATATAGATGAAGATGACCCAAATGCGATGGAAAATATGAAAGAATATATAAAACTATGGGATGATAATATAATTCTTATTCGTCAATATGAACATTTAATTTTAAAATTAAAAGAAATATCTAAATTTATTGAAGATATAAGATCAATGATTAATTTCATTCAAGATTTAGATTCTAGTTCTGATGTTCCTATAGTAAATGAATCTAGATAAATAAAAATAATATAGTAATTCTAGACGAACTGGATTATCGGATATAGTAAATTTATTTATATAAATGTAAATAAATAAACATCCTTATCGATGGATGATATAAATTCTTCTAAACATCTGATACTTTCATTTGTATTATTTATTTTTTCAATAAATTCAATCATTTCTATTAAAACTTTTATCTTATCATCTGTCCATAATAATTTAAATTTATCAATAATTTCATTTGTATACATATTTGATATACTATCTCTTATAAATAATCTTTCATTATATTTATCTCCAATATGATTCGATATAATATTTATATACATATAAAGTGTATGAATTATAATATTATTATTATTGTATGTACCAATTAAATTTTCTAAACCTTTTATAGCATTTTGAAACAAAATTTTAATAATTGGGAATTTTTCTATAAAATCTTTACTTAAATAAAATTGTGATGCAATTTCAATTGGATTATACAAATATTGAATATCATTTTTTGAATTATTAAAATAATAACGTACAATGGATTGAAATATTCCAGTATCTTGTAAAATTACAGCGTTATTGTAAATACATAATTTACATCCGATTTGTTTTTTAGATAATATATATAATTTAATAATTACAGATAATGGATCTAATACATATTTTATATTTTCAACAGAATTCATAATAATTATAAATAATATATTTTTAAATATATTTTATGAAATATTTTTATGAAAAATTTTTTTTAATATGAAAAGCGTATCTAAAGATAATTTTGTTTTATTTATCTTTAATAATTTATTATTTAATTTTGGTAAAGACTCTTTTAAAGAATCAATATCATTAATATTAATTAAATTAAGTTTAGCTACAATATTATTTATATCATATGGAACTTTCCATGGTACAATTTTATACGTATTAACTATTAAAAAGAATGATGTGATAGATATTTTATCATTTTTCTTTTTAAATTTCCATTTTTGTATATTTTCAATACTATTATTTTCATTTATTTTTGAAATAATAATATAATCAAGAACATTTAAAAAATGTTCTTCTAACATAATCTGAATAGCCATTAAATATTGTTCAGATGGATAAGACACCCAATTATTATTATTACATATATATGTAAAACATTTACATTCAATATATGTATTATTTATCATTACATTGCATAATATTTCATGTTTTGTATAATTTGTTTCATATGAATCTAATTTAGATAATTCATTTTGATCTACATAAACAACAATTCCATATGTTTTTATATATTTTTTTTTTACCAAAGATGCAACACCACCATTCCAATTATTAGAATGACCGCAAAATATTCTTTTATATCCATTGATAAATGCAGGATATGAAATAAGATTGTTATTATTAATTCTTCCTTTTAATTGATATATTGAATTAGATCCATATGAAAAAATAGGTATTTTATATTCCATTTTTAAAATAATAATAATCAATAATAATCAATAATAAGTAATAGATATTTTATAATATTAAAAAATCATTTTTTTTTATTTTCCGATAAATTAATTTATCAATAAATATAATATTATATTTTTTAGACAAATTATTATAAAAGTCAAAATCACCACCATATCTTAATGACCAGTAACCATCTTTATTTATATGCATCGGTATAATACCACTTTGAGTACTTATTTCTCCTTCTTTTATTACTTTATTTTTCCAAACAATAGAATTATTTTCTAGTTGAATTTTAAATAAATATATAATATTATTATCTACACAATGTTTTCTTATTATATCAAATGTATTTTCAAAAATAATATCATCATCATCAATATGATATATAAAATCTCCTTCTAGATTATTATATTTATTACGAATTCCATGTCCCCAAAATCCTAAATTTTCTTCTTCAATAATAATTGTAATGTTACATAAAAAATCTTTACATATATTTTTTACTATATCAATATTATTTGATTTTTCACGACCATCAAAAATAATGGTTAAAAAATCTGTTTTTAATAATTGTTTCTTTAACATGAATAAAATATTAAAAATGGTATTTTTACCGATTGTGGCTAATAATATATGATATGAATAAATTTTTTCTTGATCTTTTTTATAAATCCTTCCTATATATCGTCCTTCTAAAAAATAATTATCAATATATTCTTTTTCTGTTCTTAGTCCTATTATATATAAATAGGGATTTAATTCTTTATAAATTTTCCAATCAAAATCAGGATATATAGTAACTATATTACTTAGTTCATGCATAAATAATAATTTTATATTTAATCTATTTAATATATATTTAAATACATTTATTTAAAAATTATAATATGTGATATTTCTACATATAGTGAAATCTACTTTTGATACATGTTTTTAAATTTAAGATGTAAAAATAAATATAAATTTTTCACAACAGTTTGAGTACAGCATATCTAACGCAGTCGTCCACCTAACAGTGACATACCAGGATTTCTTTTTGCACGGTCTAAGGATGCTTTCTTTTTACGTTCTTCATAATCAATAATAGATAGAATATATGAGAAGATATCTTTAAACATCTCAAAACGCGTTTTAGCAGCATAGTATAGGTGAAAATCCCAAACGGAAGTTAAATCACCAGCTTTCTCGATCGCCTCTTTTGCATTTTTCAGCAGTTGTTCGGATATCACATCATCTTTAGACACTTTGTATATTTTGCCTAGATAGTAGCTACCATTATTTTGGCATTCTAAATGATATTCTTCTATCATTGAAGAAAGATCTGCTTTACTTACTCCAAGATATTCGCACAATCCTTTGCTATTATTTTTAATAAATTCCATAAAGAAATCTAAATTTAAAGGTTTATCTGACATTAAAATTGAGATGGTGATTGAAATTGTAATTATAATTCTAATTATAAATAAAATTTAGATATATTAGCTATCATTTTTTTTTATAACTTATAAACTATTAAAATTTAGTAATTTAGTGCACTGTTTTCTTTTTTCTTGATATTTTTATAAATCCTTCCTATATATCGTCCTTCTAAAAAAATAATTATCTTTATAAATTATTCAATCAAAATCAGGATATATATTATATTGTTCATTATACCTCCTTTATCACGTCAATATTTTCATCTGGAGGTTTATATAATAATCCGAATATTTGTAAAAATCAAAGATTTGTTTAAAAATACGGAAAGCTTTTGCGCATCTTTCAGCTGCTGCAACATCAGCAATATGACCTTTCTCTGGAAAATCAATTAATTTTACAGCCTTTTCTGCTTCATGAATTAATTTATCGGTTATTTGTTCATCTTTAAATACTTTTAATTGACCTCCTAAATAGTAATAATTTGGATTCCATTTACATGATACATCATATTCTTTTTTAAGAAATTCTAGATCTTTAAGTTCTATTTTATGAGTTATTTCTAAATATTCAATATTCTTTTCAGAAAAAACAATTAATTCTGACAAATTGAAAGGTCTATGAATGGTAGACATTTTTACATTGTGAATGATTGTATTAGAATTCTCTTCTTTTCCAGTCAATATTTTCATCTGGAGGTTTATATAATAATCCGAATATTTGTAAAAATCAAAGATTTGTTTGAAAATATGGAAAGCTTTTGCGGATCTTTCAGCTGCAGCAGCATCAGCAATATGACCTTTCTCTGGAAAATCAATTAATTTTTTTTCCACAGCTTTTTCTGCTTCATAAATTAATATATCGGTTATTTGTTCATCTTTAAATACTTCTAATTGACCTCCTAAATAGTAATAATCTGGATGCCATTTACATGATATATCATATTTTTTTTTAAGAAATTCTAGATCTTTAAGTTCTATTTTATGAGTTATTTCTAAATATTCAATATTCTTTTCAGAAAAAACAATTAATTCTGACAAATTGATAGGTCTATGAATGGTAGACATTTTTATATTGTGAATGATTGTATTAGAATTCTCTTCTTTTCCAACAAGTGTACTCTCTTTAATTTTTGACACATTACACATCCTTTTATCACCCTCAACATTTTTCATCTGGAGGTTATTTAGATGAATAATATTTATATAAATTTAACTGTCAATTTTTTTATAAACTATTTAATTTATTTATAAAAATCGTGTTTGAATGGTGTAATTAATTTTTTATTTAAATTAAGTAATTTAATCACAATTTAATCGCATAATATATATTTAATTAATTAAATTGAATTATAATTCTGCTTATTCTTTATTTTAATCCGAATTATGTTATTTTAATGAATGAATATAATAATCAGAGTATTTGTAAAAATCAAAGATTTTTTTAAAAATACGGAAAGCTTTTGCGGATCTTTCAGCTATAGGAGCATCAGCAATATGACCTTTCTCTGGAAAATCAATTAATTTTTTTCTACAGCCTTTTCTGCTTCATGAATTAATTTATCGGTTATTTGTTCATCTTTAAATACTTTTAATTGACCTCCTAAATAGTAATAATTTGGATGCCATTTACATGATATATCATATTTTTTTTTAAGAAATTCTAGATCTTTAAGTTCTATTTTATGAGTTATTTCTAAATATTCAATATTCTTTTCAGAAAAATTGATTAATTCTAATAAATTGATAGATTTACTAAAGTTTGGTATTTTTTCCATTTGAGTTTGTGGTAAAGAGGGTGTATTCTCATCCGAGTATTTACAACAATTAAAGTTTTTTTTAAATAAATGAATATGAGACCTATTAAATAAAAAATGAATGGATTTAAGATTTATTCGATGAGTTTTAGCGAAATGATGAATATTACTTATTGTAAAATAAGTGAAAGTACATAATTTTAAATATTTATTAACACAAAACATTGTAAATGAATTTAAAAATTATTATGTACATAATAATTAGATAAATTTAATAGTCAATTTTTTTTTATAAACTATTTAATTTATTTATAAAATCGTCTTTGAATGGTGTAATTGATTTTCTATTAAAATTAACTAATTTAATTGCATAATAATCATTCCAATCATTATTTTCTATAATATATTTAATTAAATTATCACTATTCCAATTATTTTTTTTCTGGGCTTTAAACATACTTTCATTTGCATCTTTAATAATAATTTTATATTTATTCTTATTTATTAATAATAAATAATTTATAATACCATGTTGCATATGATAGGTATTATTTTTTCCTTTCATTATTTTATCAAATGTAATTACAGGAGCTAAAACGTTAAATTTATAGTTTATAAAATCCATATCAAATGATTTTATAAATTCATTATATAAATCATTTATAAATAAACTATTTTTAGGTGCCATTAAAAACCAATTTTCTAAATATGGTTGTTTTGGTGTTGAATGATCATTTAATTCATAAAGTAAAACATCTGCTTTTTTTTGAATCATTTCATTATAATATTTATCTAAAAAATCACCATTTATTAAAATTGTACCTGCATCCATCCATACTCCGCCATTTTTACTTAATAATTCAAGTCTTAAAAAATCAGAAAAACGAACACTATTTAAATATTTAAATTTATTCAAAAAAATAGGATCAATATAATTATCAATATTTTTTTTTGTTAATACTAACAAATTCCAATCTGAATTTAAATTTCTGGATATTGTATTTATATGTGCTTGAATAATATCATTTCCATCTAAATTATCCCAATATACATAAACTGTTTTAGGTAATATATAATTATCATTATTAACAAAGTTTTCTATATTATTATTTAATAATAAATGAATAACAAAAAATATAAAAATAATAGTAATTATAATATAAATAAAACTTATAGAATAACTTTTGTTTTTTTTATTCATAATATAATATGACTTTAGATAAAAAAATAGTCATTGTAAGAAAAATTCTACTAAACATTTTTAAGTTTTATTTATAAAAAACAAAACCTACTATAAAAGCAGATATTTGTAAAAAAAAACCAACTGGAATTAAATAAATTGCAATAATTTTTGGAATAAATTTACAATGTAACATTCCTATTAAACCAGATAACATGAATGATACTGAAGAACAAGCACCAATGGTTGCACCATATTGTGCACCTGAATCTGATATCATTATATTTGGAATCAAAGTTGCGGAACCAAACATTCCAATTCCAATAAAATTAGAACGAATAAATATTTCTTTTGCAGCTTTCATTAAAAATAATTTCCACATAATATATTATAAATATATTTTTTTGTCTTTATGTATAATTTGCAACTAATCGTGATAATCTATACCATGACCTTTTTGAACCTAAATATCCTTTTGTTGATAATGTTGTACATCCTGGACAATAATTATTATTTCGAATTTTATCAATCTCTGTTTCTGTAAGATTTTTACTTGTAATTGTAAGTTTTTTATTTTTAAAATTTATAACTAGATTATTATCATTATCTAGAAGCAATGCTTCTTTAGACATTACTAAATCTTTAGGCATTTTAATGAAAATATTTTTCAATTTTTTTTATAAAAATAATTTTTAAGTAATAAATTAACTATTACATATAATAAAAGAAAATGTGAGAATTTTAATTATTATTTAAAAATATTTGTTATGAATAAAATATTAACGTATACTTGAAATAAAATATTTTATAATTTAATTCTTTCATAAAAAGGTGTCTAAAAATCCTAAATTAAAGATTGATATACATATTCTTAATAATCTTTATACGGATATGCAAAAGTTAGAAAAAATATTTTTAGATATTTTCATTAAAAATTGTGGTTGAATTTTTAAAATATATTTTCTAAAATTAAACAAATCTTCAAAATTTAGAAAATATATTAATAGAATTCTAAATTGTGATAACTATAAGTAATAAATTAACTATTAAATTTAAAATTGTTTTAAAATTCTCACTTTTTTATTACCTAAGTATATAATAATTATGTAATAAAAAATAATAATTAAAATTTTATAAATTTTTTAATAAAAATATATGATAAAAATATAATTTACAAAAATAAATATTATTTTATTTTTTATAAAATAATATTTATAATGCTTTAACAAATATATATTTTATCAATATTATTGTATATATAATATTATATTGTTAAAAAAAAGTGAGAATTTTAAAATTGTTTTAAAATTTTTAAATTTTTTGATAATAAAAAGTATAATCATAGATTTTTATTACATAATTTTATAAAATTTTAATTATTATTTAAAAATATTAATGTATACTTAAAATAACTTTTTATTGTAAAATATTTTATAATTTAATTCTTTAATAAAAAGATGTCCAAAAATCCTAAATTAAGGATTGGTATATATATTCTTAATAATCTGTATACGGATATGCAAAAGTTAGAAAAAATATTTTTAGATATTTTCATTAAAAATTATGGTTGAATTTTTAAAATATATATTTTTATAAAATTCAACCACAATTTTTAAAATATATTTTCTAAAATTAAAATAAATCTTCAAAATTTAGAAAATATATTAGTAGAATTCTAAATTGTGATAACTATAAATAACAAATTAACTATTAAATTTAAAATTGTTTTAAAATTTTTAAATTTTTTGATAATAAAAAGTATAATTATAGATTTTTATTACATAATTTTATAAAATTTTAATTATTATTTAAAAATATTAATGTATACTTAAAATAACTTTTTATTATAAAATATTTTATAATTTAATTCTTTAA